TTCACCCTTAAGGCGTCATAGGACTTGTTTTGAGTGACAGACAGTAAAATGTACTCTGCAATCGTTTCATTGGCTCTATGAGCCGCCTGTGAAGCTAGAGAGGCATATCTGCCGGACTGTATGTACTCTGTAAGTTGCCTGTACCGCTCTTTGCTGATTCCATAATACTGCCAAGAATGCCGGGGAACTGAATGGTACTGCGGTTGTGGCAGTTCGTCTGCTTTCCCCCATTGTTCAGCCATAGCTTTTGCAATACTAGGGAATGTCTTGCTTCGTATTTTTGCTGTTTCTGGGTCGTTGTATCTCATGATTTTTCCGAAATCATCTTTTGTCATAAACCCAAGTAGTTTCCCGTCCGGACTTACCTGTTGATTCTCTTTCCTTTTTCTTTCGTCCCAGATAATATCCGTAGGGTGTAACTTTTGAAGTCCTTTAAGCCAAAGGCAAGTACCTTTTGACGCATTGTGTCCAAACATCCAGGGTTGAATGATTTGGTCTGGCTTTCTATATTCTGTTGACATTATCCCCACTGGGTTCTCAATTGCTATCCTTTCACAATCGGCATTTACGAACTGCATAAAGAATTGTTTGCCTTTTTCTCTGTTCTCTGCCCTTTCAATCGCTTTATCTCCGTATTTCTCAACATCAAACCAGCGATTTCCAGCTACCGTCAGATATGTACAAGGCGGAAAAGCTATAATCATATCCCATTTCCCATAAATCCTATGTTCTATGCCGTCCACTGTCCGAAAACTACAATCGCCATTCAGCAAGGGGAGTACATCGGCTTGTATATGCCATTCTGGGTGTCCTCCGCTGCAAGGTTCTATGTCGCAGGAATAGGATTCATGTCCTAATCGCCGGAACTCCATGCAGACACGCTGGCTCTCTTCACACGCTACTAAAACTTTCATATGCTGTTTTATTTCCTGTTCAAAGATACTAAGCTGCCTAAATCCACTGTACCTCTCACATGATTCTTTCTTCCCTGTACATCCCTCACATTTGCATACATTCAAGCATGTCCGGCATAGGCAGGTGTGGCATTTTCTGCGCATGGTATCACCTTCCTTTTAATCAGATTTCTCCGTGCTGAACATATATTCAAATGTTTTTCCACTTTCTTTGAGAATCGCTTTGATTTCAGAAATTTTAAAATCACGCTCTCCGCACAGTTTTGTTCTGACTGCGCCTATATGCGTTTCAGCTAATCCACAAATTTTAGAAAGTTTAATCATTGAAATATTATTATCAAGCATCCATGCTTTGATATTTGGATAAACACATCTATCAAGTGAAGATTTCCGCACAGACCTTTCTTTTCCCATGAAACTCGATATGGATTGCTGAACGCATTGTCTTGTAACGCCGTATCTTTCAGCTATTTCTTGATATGTACAACCATCAAGACGCATTTTTATCATTTCAAGAAGTCTGTCTTTATTTTCCTGCGTCATCATTTCCCTTATCCCTCCTTTTCCTGCACCACTGCGGGCAGTTTGATACTTTATGCTTAATCAGGTGAGTTCCTAAATTCCTCCGCAAATCCGTTTATGATAGGGCACCATGAAATTAAAATATTCTGACAAAAAGACAGCATTTGTTTATCTTTCTTATCGTAATACTCCTTTGTCAGTTCTCCCATCTTCCGGTTATATGCTGTCATATCATGGTCTGACAGAAAATCCTTATACATTGCCCATATCGTATTCTGTATGTGAGAAATCTCTTTATGCCTTTCCTCTATTTTTTCCCGCATGATACCCCCCTAAATTACACATTTTTGTTAAAAGTAACACATGGTTACACAAATACGTTACACTAAAAAACCTAGCATTTATGCGGCGTTTACACTGGTTACACCATTTTGTCACCGTTTTTATAAATCACGATTGATGTATTATATATGTATATCTATATACCTATATACTGATATAAAATTAGTGGTGTAAAATGTGTAAAAGTGTAACCTTATAATCAATCAAAGGGTAGCTTCATCTGTTCATCAACCTTGATAAAGCCATTATCATCTGTCTCAAATTCTGAATCGTTTGAAACATTTTCCACTTTCACCCAGACGCACCGCACAAGCGTACCGTTAACCTTTGTAGGTTTCGTGTTCTTGTCACCGTACTTGTCAATCAGCTTCTTTTTCGCCGCCCATGACAAGAAAGATTTCTTTGAAAATCCTCCTGCCTTGCACAGTTCATCGAAAGCATGATTAAAAAATACAGCAAAATCACCTTTCATAATGCCCCATTTTTCGCAGTTTGTATCAGCGTCAAACCGTATTTCATTCATTGCCACCTTATCAAGTATGTACTGATAGCACCGCTCATTATCTGACAGCTCATTCCGGTCAATTAAGACCTTTTTCGCTTCATCAATAGAAATATACTGCCCGTCCTTAAAAAGAGCGTCTGTGGCGATTTTATCCGCTGTCAGAATGATAGAAAGTGATATGCTCTGCTTCTGCATCTTTTCATCGTCAAAAAGCTGCTGCTGAAAATCTTTCTGTATCTCCCGTACGGCATCCGCACCCATAGCCTTTATGACTTCCACAAAATCTTTTCCAGCAAAACCATAGTTCTGCTTTAGTGTGTCAGCAGTCAGTTGTGGATCCGCATACACCTTTTCGCCACACTCAATTTCCAGAATGCGGTTTATGGCGCCGCCTTGGTTGACATATGATGTCAGCGGGCGTTCCCCGTTCGTAAGTATGCAGTTATTCCAGTGGCTTTCCGTATTGATTCCTATATCCCGGTTGGAACGTGTCTTCCCCTTGCCGGAACAGAGGTCATATACCACGCCCTCAAAGTTTTCCTCAATGCGCCGGTTCTTCTTGCTGGTATCGTCCAGAATCATAGGCAGATGGTTCAGCATATTGGCTTTTGCCTCAAGTGCCACATCCGTGGTTTTAAAATCCCCTATATAGGCACTCTCTGCTGGGTTCGCCCATACAGAAGCCGCTAACATCAAGGTCACAGTCTTTCCGCCTTCTGTTTCTCCCCACAGGTCAACAAAAAATGGTAATGCTCCTATTGGGTGGATTAGCACGCTTGCAAAGGATGCCGCCAACATCATTTTTATTTCTGGCCGGCCGGTACGTCTTAATTCCTTGACATGCTCATACCACTTGTCCCGTTTCCCATGCTCCCCAATGTTCTCAAACAGCTGCCGGAACCGACTGTCTCCGTCAAAAGTGATTTCCGTGTCATAAGGGAGAAATTCTTTCTTAATCCACCCTAATTTAGAACTGGAATACTGCACCGCTATTTGGCTCGTATTTCGGTTTTCCACATCAGACAGGTATCTCACCAACAGCTTCGCATTTTCGCTCGTTACGGCCACTCCACGGCCTGATAGGGCCACTATTTTGCTTGCAGAGGTTATCATGGTCTTTGGTATAATAATTTCCTCCCAACGCCCATTACGCTTAAAGGCAAGTTTGATCTGCTCCTCGCCCGTTTCAAGGTTCTTTAGGCGCTCAACGGGAAGTATTGGGTGGTAACACGCTATCTGCTCCACCGTTGCCATATTCTGTGCGTATATGCCCGTTTCCCCTGCAATCCACGAACCGCAGTACATATTTTCATATGGCCCCTCAAAATCTGTATAATTGTTCATTCCGGCAGTCTGCTGCTGTTTCTTACGTTGCTTAGTTTCCCTGTCAACTTTTTTATAGGCATTAAGCATTGTTTCAAACTTCTTTTTTACGCCAAGTTCTGCTGCCCGGTCTTCAAGTGATAAAATCAATCTTGAACGGTGTATCTCATTTTCCTCGTTGAAAATTTCCTCGAATATGTTATCCGCAAGAATTGTTTGTTTGTCCAATTTATTTAATAATTCCATAACATTCCTCCGGATCATTTAATATTTCCCATAGATATTCTTGATACTGCAATGCGTTGTATGTATCCGCCCAAGCATCAGAAAGCGGTTCCAGTCGGTCAAGCCATTTGCGGTAAACTTCCATCAGGAGATAGTTTAATTCTCTTTTCTGCTTTAGCTTTTCCTCAATCTTCCGCTGCATTTCTCGTTTCTTTTGAGCCTGATAAATCTTAAGTCTGGTGGAGAAACTGTTGTCAGTCTCCCCACCAAGTTCCTTAAATGCCTCTTTGAAAGACAAACCATCCATCAGCATAACAAAGGTAAATATGTCTCCTGATTGACCGCATCCGAAGCAATGAAAGTCTTTCTTATATATCTTCATGCTCGCCGTCTTTTCCTTGTGAAACGGGCAGCATATAAACCCTGCCCTGTTCGGCTTTGGAAGTCCGTACCGTTCCAGAATATCTTTCATGGAGTAGAGGTCTTTTATTTCTTCCTTAGTCACTGTTACCAACTCCACCTGAACACACAATATCAAGAATTTCATGTTCAAGTTCCACATTTAATATTGCTCCATGCGGAATATCCTTTATTCTCCTTACAACTTTATCCATGTCATAGGCTGTACGCTGTTCAGAAATAAACTTTTTCAGGTCATCAAAGGAAATATGTTCTGCTCCTGCTTCTTCCAGTGCTGTCATAAATCCCAAAAAAGAATCAGCATCTATCAATCTCACTGACACACACCTCCATTCCCCAAAATTTCTATAATTTTCTTCCCTGTTTCTTCCTTTTGGCAGAAAACGAAATCAACATTATATCTGTCACGAATCGTACACAGCGACTTGTAAAGCTGATTCCCGTCCACTGCCTTGGCTGATATTACGTCCTTTACACGCTTGCCGTTGACCGTTTTCCACCGTATCTGATACTTGCGGGGGTTGCTCCAGAAGTACACATCTTCAAGGCTCTTAATATCCGCCCCATGCTCGCAGAGGATAACCAATTTTATCCCCTGCTCCTTCGCACGAAGCAACTCAGCCTTAAAGCGTTCATGCTGTTTACTGCTCACATTCCCGCATATCTCCTGCAAGTCCTTTTTGCGGTCAATTACCAGTCTCGGATTGTCCAAAGACTGATAATCTCCCACATACATTTTTGAGCGGAAATACTGCACTCCAAGCGTGTCAAACTGCCCTTTTATGCGCTCCCATTCTTTGGCATGTTCGCGTGTGTCCACTTGTATCTGCATAAAATCACCTTAATCTTTTTCCACAAATTCTTCGCAACTATCTCTGTATTCTGTTGGAAGTGAGTAGTTTTCGCTTTCTTTGCATTTGCAGATAAATTCTCTTTCCGACCTGTCATATTTGCTAAATTCGCAATTTCCGCAACATTTACTCATAAAATTTTCCCTCCTAGTTAAACGGCAATTCTTCGTCAATACCGTCCGGAATATTCATAAACCCATCATCTCCCGGCGCCCCATAGTTCGGCATACCGCCGCCCTGCTTATACTCCTTATATGCTTTTGTTTCGTTCATATCAGGAATGGAAGCATCCGCAACCTTGTCAAGCGACACAAACCACCGCAGGACACGCTTTTTCTTTTCCTCGCCGTTGTAGTAGTCCATCTGCTCCCCGAACACGCCACCGATTTTTTTTCCCTTGAAGCACTGACAGAACTTATCTCCCCACTGTACCTGAAAGCCGGCATTTGAGTGTTCTACGCACGTTGTAAAGGTCTTAAAATTCCTTGTGCATTTCCCGTCTGCGTCCTCTGTCAGTACGTACTGCGTTGCCTGATTAGGCCATTTCTTATCAGGGCGAATATCGTTCGCAAATTGTTCCGAAAAATACCCTGGCTGTTTGTCATCATCTGCAAAATCGAACAAAACAACAATCATGGGCTTTCCTGTGCTTGACTGCTTCTCGCTGATCTGTTTGATAATCAGTTTATGCCCCCCTAATTCCGGCGGCTGATACTCTCCTGTAGGCGTATTTTCATAGTTGTTAGGCCTGTTTACTGCCATATCCTTAATCCTCCTTGTAATAATCCCTGATTGCCTTTTCCACCAAAAGCAAATCATTGTCGATTGTCAGCGTTTCAAACATTCCAATGGGGGACTTGCTCACAGCCCCGTCTGATGCCTGTGTCACAAATAAATGCTTGCCGGATTCCTCAATGCACCGCAGGACAATTGTAAACATGCCCTCAAGACACACCTTTTCGTCAATCAGCTTGCCGATGGTCTTAGGCTTCACGTCCCCAAAGTCGTTCTTGTCCTCGTGCATCATCACATAGACAATCTTATCTGCCGGAAGCTGATTTGTGATACAGTTAATGAGATTCCAAAAGCTATCCCCGATTTTGTTATAAAGGGTAAATACTCCATTGCCATTCCCGGCATTTGAGTGTCCACGCATAAACATATTCGTAATAAGATACCCGGCATCATCAATGACAATATTGTGCGCCTTGGAACCACCCAAACACTTCAATACCGTTTCGTAATCATCTGTTTTCCAGCCGTCCACCTTACCCTTGAACGGCAATGGCTTATTGATAACCCTGATAAGGTTCCAGTCAGGATTTCCCGAACAGTTTCGCAGGCTTGTGCTTTTGCCAGAACCCGATTTACCCATAATTAATACTGGAAGTCCCATATCTCCCTAATCCTCCAATCTCCTAAGATTAATCCTCTTCTTTAACCACTTCAAACCCTAAGAACCGTCCGCAGTCCTCCCGGTCAATGCTGTACTTTGACTGATTTACATAGTCGGCAAATACCGAGACTCTGACAGACATCTCCAACAGCTTTTTATATTCCTCCACAGAAATAGTAATTTTTTCTTCCATGTCCCTATCCTCCTATAATTCCTCTCCAACCGTCACAAACGGCAGTCCGCATATCCATTCAGTTCACCGAATAGACAAATGCTCTCCACGCTCTTTCAGCACTGCAAAAGGCAATTCCTTTCCGGCTTTGAGCGCTTCACGGATTTTGGCGTTGTCCGGCTCTTTCCGGCAGTATTCGTCCGGGATTGCCACGTCAGGCACAATTTCCATAGGCTGTAAACCTCCGTTCTTCTGAATACCAAAGCTGAATAAATCCGTCTTGAATTTCAGCTTGCCAGTAGCTTTCATGCTCTCATACAAATGCTGTTTGAGCCGCTTCTCATTGTTCGCAAGAGTCTCCATCCTTTTCTGCATCCGTCCGACTTCCGCAGCATACTTTTCTGATTCTGCCCGAAGTTCTTTGATAATTCTGGCATAGTTATCAGCCTTAATCTCAAACTCTCCCTCAATACCTTCCAAGGTGTCCTTGAATGCCTGTGGGTCAATATTTTCTTCTTCCTCCAACATTTCCAACAAGCGGAGGTAATTTCCTGTGATTTCATATAATGTACTCATACTTTCCTGATCCTCCTGATAAAATTATCCTTCTTTCACTTCAATATGTACCATCTCATCATCATAAACATCGCCGGTGTAAGCATTCCTGCACCATTCTTCTGCCCTAGAAGACTTCCCATCATAGTTCCCGATCTCATTCTCAATCCAGGACCTGATTTCTCTAGGCTCTCTCATGGCACATTCAAAATCCCCCATCACCAAATGGTATATCATTTTCCCTATCCTCTCTTTCTGCCTCCTCATAGGCTTGTCTTTGCCTTTCAAGCCGTTTTTTGTTCGGGATTCTATATTCTATTTCATCCCACTTGCTCTTCATTTTTTTCCAGTTCCTCATAATCATCACATGCGGCGTAACATACTCTTTCGCCGCAATAAAATTCGTTTGATGTTTTATTTACTATGGAAACTGTATTTTTGCTGCAGCTGCGATCACGGTTGTGTACGCAGCTGTTAAGATAACAATATATATTAATCATGCTTCCAACCTCTTTGCTTTACAAATTCCACAACCTCTCCATCAGATATTACTACATGGAATCCCATTTCAGCCATGTATTCGCATAACTGCACTGTGATATCTTTTATTTCCATACCCATTCCTTTCTGCCAGAATGCTTTTCCTCTTCTGACTATTTATATACTCTCCATTCCTATTTCACTCCGATCTGCATCATCTTCCTGATACCTTTGCAGAATGCGCAGTACATTTTCTTTTTGTGTCCTCCGTGGGTCATAAACTTCACATTCTTCGTGGCATACATCCTATTTCCGCAGCCTGGGCATTTGAATATGCGGATTTTGTAATCACAAGTTCTCATGTGTAAAAATAAAGGCCGTATTCTGCCCTGTCGATGTCAAGGAGCTTCGCCCATCGCTCCACATCGGACTGCGAAAATTCTACTCTTCCAGTCAGCTTGCTGGATACCGAATTTCTAGATAGATTCAATGCCCTAGCAAACTCGGCCTGTGTCCCGAATATCTCCTTTATGCGGCCCTTTAATTTTCTGTATTCATACTTCATTTTGCCTCTTTTCTTTGTTTATGTGTTTAAATATTCCTCTGAGTACAAAAGGAAATCAGATTTGTTAATCATGAAGACAATCCAAACCACTTTGCTATGACTATTAATTAAGTGGAAGTTTCGGTAATTCATCTTGTGCCATAGACAAAATTTCATTAGCCTGT